AGCGGGGCGGTCGCCAAGACGGGCACAACCACGCTCACGGCGTCTATTCCGTCGGACGCGGTGGGCGCGCTGGTCGATGGCCAGTTCGTTGCCAAAGGCGGCGACGCGCCGGGCGACGGCAGCAAACCCTATGGCGACGTAAGCTATGCCGACCCCGGCTACCAGTCGGACGGCAAGAAGCGCTACCCGATCGACAGCGAGCGCCACATTCGCGCCGCCTGGTCCTACATCAAGAAGCCCGGCAACGCCGGCAAGTATTCCAGTGAGCATTTGAGCGCGATCAAGTCGCGCATCGTCGCGGCCTGGAAAGCCAAGATCGACAAGGACGGTCCGCCGAGCGCCAGCGACAAGGCCTCGCGCGCCGACATAGCAAAATCGCTCTGGGACATCGGCGACGTCGCAATGATGGTCGGCCAGCTGCGCGCCCTGCACGAAAGGCTGGAGCTCGAAGCAGCGATCGAAGGCGACGAGTCGAGCGCCCCGGCCAAGGCGGCCGATCTCTGCGCACAGCTTTGTCAATTCCTCCGCGATCTAGTCGCCGAGGAGACCGCCGAGGTGCTCGACGGCAGCGAGATCGACGAGCCGGTCGGCCTGTCGGCCAAAGCGCTGCAGGACATCACCGACGCAATACTGAAATCCATCCCCGATCCACTAACAGCGGAGTCGCTAGTGACTACTCTCCTGAAGGCGGGCGCTAGGCACAGCGCCCGCGATCAACACTTGCTGGATCTCGCCGGACTGGCGATCCACAAGGCAATGAACATGGCCTCGTGCACCAAAGGCGATCGCATGCACCTGGCCGACTGCCACAAGGCGGTGCTCGATGCCGGCGCCACCGATCTCGGTGCCGACGGCCGCGAGATGCTGACCGACGCCAACCCCGAGCAGGGTGCCGGCTCAGCCACCCAGCACAGCACCACCGACACCGGCCGCAACGCCAGCACCAGCGCGCCGAACCCGACCGGTGCGTCGCCGCCAACTCCACAGTGGCCGGGCGACGCTCGCAAGACCAGCACCGTGCTCGAAGTCCTCGAGACGTTGCTCGCGCTTCCAGGTGTCGAGGTCGAGAAGGCTGGCGCCGGCCACCGGCCGCTGATGGACATCGCCCATAAGGCGCTCGCCGCCTTCTCTGACGGTGCCACCTGCAAGGCCGATGGCGTCAAGCCGTCGCGGCACAGCGGCGCCACGATGGCCGCGGTCGACACCGCACACTTCCACCTGACCAAGTGCGACGGCATGGCGATGGTCTGCAAGGCGACCAATGAGCAGCCGGGCGGATCACCCGAGCCCGCGGGCGAGGGCGAGAGCCAGGGTCTGTCGACCACGGCCGGCGGCGAGGGCAGTGATCTCGGCGAACCCGGGACCGACAAGGCCGCGGCCGAGGGCGATCTCGCCAAGACCGCTAATGAACCGCCGGCGCCTGCTGCGACCGCGGAGGAGCAGCCGATCGCCAAGGCGGTGCAGACGATGGCCGAGATGATGGAGACGCTGACCAAGCAGTTCACCGAGCTGCGCGGCCGTGTCGAGGACATCGCTCAAACCCCGCTGCCGCCGCGCGCCCTCCAGCGCGTCACTGGCGGAAACGGACTGACCAAGGGTCAGGACAACGGCGGCGGCCAGAGCGGGTCGGCCGACGTGACCGACGCCTTGGCGCAGATGTCCGATGACGAGGTCACCCAGACACTGATCAAGCGGTCCTTCCGCAAACCGCTGGTCGTGCACGGCTTCACGGACGGGCCCGGCCCGATGCGTGCGCCGCGCTGAATTTTCCCCCCCGCAACCGATGGCCCGCCGCTGGCGGGTTTTTTATTGCCCCAATCGGGAGTTTGAACCATGAACCCGATCACCCAAGAGTCGCTGGAGCTGATGAAAGGTGCGCTCGCTGCACCCGATGACACTCTGGCGAAGTCAATCTCGACGGCGACGGGCCTGCTCGCCTATGACCTGCAGGCACCGGCCAAAAACCTCTATCCGTTTGTGACACCGATCCGCAACATGATGCCGCGGGTTGGTGGCGGCACTGGCGCTGCAACTAATTGGCGTCAGGTCAACGCAATCATTGGCTCCGGCTTTGACGCAATGGGCTGGGTCCCAGAGGGTCAGCGCAGTGGCCAGATGAGCTACAACACCTCGAACAAGAGCGCGACTTACGTCACGATCGGCGAAGAAGACGCGGCGACCTTCGAGGCGATCAGCGCCGGCCGCCAGTTCGAAGACATCCAGGCTCGGATGACCTTCCGTCTGCTGCAAAAGATGATGCTGAAGGAAGAGATGGCGATCCTCGCCGGCAACGCCTCAATGACTCTTGGTGTCCCGGCAACCCCGACCCTCACGGCGCAGACCAACGCCAACAGCACGTTGCCGACCGGCACGTATTATGTCCGCGTCGTGGCTCTGACCCTCGAGGGCTATCAGAATTCCTCGGTCTCTGCTGGTGTCGCGACCAGCAAGTCAGTGGTCGGCGCCGACGGCAAGTCCTACATGCTGTCGGGCGGGTCGTCCAACATCTCGGCCGAGAGCGCCGGGCAGTTGGTGACGATCTCGACCAACGCGCTGGCGATGACCCTCACCGCGATCCAGGGTGCGGTCGCCTATGCGTGGTTTATCTCGACGGCCAACACGACCGGCACCGAGACATTGCAGGCGATCACCACGATCAACAGCTATGTCCAGTCCGTCCCGCTGCTGACCGGCACGCAGTCCTACACGGCGGTCACCGCCGACAACTCGGCCAACTCCAGCTACGCCTATGACGGGTTGCTGACCACCGCTCTAAAGAGCGGCAGCAACGCCTATGTCAACATCCTGGCGACCGGCACCGCCGGCACCGGCACGGTGTTGACCGCCTCGGGCCGCGGCTCGGTCAATGAGATCGACACGATGTTCCAGAAGATGTGGGACAACTTCGAGCTCAGCCCGACCGTGCTCTACGTCAACAGCCAGGAGCTGAAGAACATCACCACCAAGGTGCTGTCGAACAGCGCCGGGCCGTTGCTGCGCTACGACACTCCCGCTGACGGGAGCACCGGCGAGTACCAGGTGACCGCCTCGGGTGTGGTGCAGTTCTACTACAACCCGTTTGCGATCAATGGCGGGCTGCGCATTCCGATCAAGATCCACCCGCGCGTGCCGCCGGGGACGATCATTGGCTGGGCCGAGAACCTGCCGATCCAGTATCAGTCGAACGAAGTGCCCAATGTCGCGGAAGTCAAGACGCGGCAGGATTACTACCAGATCGACTGGCCGATCGTGACCCGCCAGCGCCAGGTCGGCGTCTATGCCGAACAGGTGCTGGCCGTTTACGCTCCCTTCGCGATGGGCGTTATCAGCAACATCGCCAACGGCTGAGCATTACCCCGCCGAGGCCGCGAGACCTCGGCGGGCCCGCCCTTGGCCACGACGCGGAGTGCCAAGGGCGGGTCTATTTTTCCGCTGTCTACACAACCTCCACACAACCGGAGACGGCACCTTGCCCTACTTTCAAGCCCTCGTCGACTACCGGACCGGTTTCGTGCTCGAGGCGCCCGATCTCGATGAAGCGCGCCGCATGGCGCAGCGCATCGCGATCAACAAGCTCGTCGCCGACGCCATCATCGATCTCAGCCAGGTCGACGACCCGGCCGGGGCACCAGTCGAGAGGCCAGTGCAATGATCCTCGTCGTACCGCTGGGCGCCGAGCAATACCCGATCTCGCACGGCACCACGCAATACATCCCCTATCGCGCCGACCACACCGACCCCAGCGCAATCCAGACCTGGCTCGTCGACATCCCGGCCGAGCACGCACAGCACTTTTGCCACAACGCAGGATTTTACCCGTGGAAGGAACAGTGATCTTTCAATCCGCCCATCCGCTCGTCGCACTGCGCTTCAAGGAGGGCTTGCCGCGCGCCGTGTCGTGGGGCGGCATGAGCTTTGCGCCCGACAAGGACGGCTACAATTGGCTGCCGGTCGAGGCGGTGCGCGAGCTGACCGAGTCGCACGGCATGGAAGGCGTGCCCGGGGTCCCCGTCGTCGAGGCCGCACCCGAGCGGTTCCGGCCGGCAAGCCTCGCCGGCATCGCCGCAATCGAGCACGAGCTCGCACCCGGTGTCACCATCGTCACACCCACCGCGGGGGGCGGCGCGATCCGACCCGCGGTCTTTCCGCCAGAGGGGGAGCACCCCGACGGCGGTCCGCAACCGGCGCTCGGACCGCCACCGACGGAAGCCGAGGTTTTGGCATCCGCATCCGAACCAGTGGCAAGCGCCAAACCCAGCAAGAAGTAATCGCCCGATTACCCTGGACAGGCCCGTGCCGCTACACGGGCTCGCCCGGCTTCACCGGCCCCGGTAGCGTATCTTCGCTCCCGAGGTCACCCCCCTACTCGGTGTCCAGTAGCGGCTGGAGCCGGGTGCCGGTGGAGACACACCCCAAATGCAATATCTGCCGCAGCCCGTGCGGCCCAATTCCGAGCGGGCGCACCTCGCGATCTGCTACAAGAATTTCGCCGCCCACAAGCACATCAGCCATATCGGTCTCGGGGTCACCGCGCTGACCAATGCGCGGCTTCTGAACGCCGCCGGTCTTTGGACCGAGGTATGGCCCATCCTGTCGGCCGCCGATCTCGACACCCTGCTGCAACAAACCCGCGCCACCAACACCGCGCAAAGCCAAGCGCCGATCAGCCACGTCGTGATCAGCGCGCCGTGGATCCCGACCGCCGATCTGCAGCAGTTGTGCAACAAGTGGCACGATACGAATTTTTCCGTGGTCAGCCACAGCAACGTCGGGTTTCTGCAAGCCGACCCAAATGGCGTGACCCTGCTGCGCGAGGCTGGCGATCTGCAGACCAGCATGATCAACTTCCATATCGGCGCCAACAACGCCAAGCTGATCAGCTGGTGGCATAGCGTCTACCACACGCCGATGCGCTGGCTGCCGAACATGTACGACCTCAGCGCGGCGCAGACCGTGCCGCAGCGCTGGACGCCGGGCAAGACGTTGCGGATCGGATCGTTCGGCGCCACCCGGCCGCTCAAGAATATTCTGACCGCCGGTGCGGCCGCGCTCGAGATCGCCTCCCGCCTGCAAGGGGACCTAGAATTCTGGGTGAGCTCGGGTCGCGCCGAAGGCGGCGGCGACACGATCACCAAGGCGTTGCTGGCGCTCTACGCCAATCTGCCGACGGCCAAGGTCGTGCAGTCGGGTTGGCAGTCCTGGCCGGCGTTCCGCCGCGTCGTGCGCAGCATGTCACTGCTACTGCAGCCCAGCTATACCGAGTCATTTTGTATGGTGGTAGCCGATGGCGTCGCCGAAGGTGTGCCATCGGTCTGCTCTGATGCAATCGACTGGATTCCGAGGCGATGGCAGGCGACCGATGACAACGCCGACGATATTGCCAATGTCGGGATCAGCCTGTTGCACGACCCGAACGCGGTCGCGGCCGGGCTGGCCGCTTTGAAGGCGCACAACGCGGCAGCGCTTGCCGCCTGGTCGGCGATGCTGACGACGCCGCGCCCCATCATGTGAGCCGAGCGCGCCGGCAAGTAAATTTTGATCGGAGGGTCCGATGGCTACTGGCGATCTGACCAGCCTTGCCAACGTCAAGCAATGGCTCAACACGACCGGCACCTTCGGCGCGACCGATGACACGATGCTGACCCGGCTGGTCACCGCGGCGAGCGGGTTCCTGGCGCGCTATCTCGGCCGCGATGTCGTGCTGACCAATTACAGCGAGTTGCGCGACGCTTACGGCCCGGCTTCGAACAGCTTTGTGTTCGCCAATTTCCCGGTGCAGCAGGTCTATGCCTGCGTGGTCGCCGGCGTGTCGATCCCGCCGATCCCGCAGACCAGCGGCACCTTGACCACCAGCGCGCCGACCGCGGCGGGCAACGCGACCCTGCATTTTGCCGGTCCGGTGCCGAGCTGGATCGTCGCAGGTTTGGCGCTCACCGATCCGACGACGCTGAACGCGATCCAGGCAAACACCACGGTGCAATCGACGACCTCGACCACGGTAGTGATGAGCCAGGGTGCGGGCAGCGCTGGTGTGCAGTCGGGCGATCTGATCGTCTTTGCCCCGACCCCAGGCTCGCTGGTCAACGCGCTGCCGACGACGTTTTATCCACCGGCCGGCTACACCTTCACGCCGACCAGGCTGGTCATCACCGGCTATCCGATCCCGCGCCTGCAGCAGTGCGTCAGCCTGCTCTACCAGGCGGGCTATGCGACGGTTCCTGACGAGATCGAGCAGGCCTGCATCGAGCTGGTGGCACTCCGCTACCGCCTCGAGCGCCAGCACCCGGGCGTGGTCGCCGACCATATCGGGACCTCGGCCGGCGACGGGGTCACTTACAGCCAGAAGGATATGAACCCCTGGATGAAGCGGGACCTCGAGCAGTTCAAATCGGTCGTACCAGTCTCACCAATGCCAAGGGGGTTTTGATGGACGCTCCGCTGCAGGAGCACGAGATCCGCGCGCTGCCACGCTGCGCCAATTGCCCATTTGCCGAAACCGACAAGGACGACGGCAAGCTCTATTGCCACGAAAGCGCGGTAAAGGCCCAGGCGGTCGTCGTCGTGCGGCCGCCGGTCGAGAAAAAGCCGGTCCTCACCGCGGCGGGTCATGGGATCCCGCCCAAGCCCGACGTCGTCGTGCTCGGCGTCACCAGCTACTGGCCCGAGGTCCAGCCCGATTGGGCGTGCTGGCAGCACCCGCGCCGCCAGGCCGAACGGCGCCGGCTGGAGACCGGTTTATGATGCTGCTGCTCGAACTCTCACGCGGCCGGCCGGATATCCCGGCTTCGCTGTGCAACCCGATCGAGGCCTGGCTTTACCAGTCGCACGACGTGATCGAAGCGGCGATCGGTGACGTCGCTTTTATCCAGGCCATCGAAGACAGCGCTCGGGTGATCGCTGAGTCGCTGAGAAGAGGCGGTCAGATCATGATCGCCGGCAATGGCGGTAGTGCGGCCCAGGCCCAGCACTTCGCGGCCGAGCTGGTCGGCCGGTGCGAGCGCGACCGGGCACCGCTGGCAGCCATCGCACTCGGCACCGATCCCGCAACGCTGACGGCACTGGCCAACGACTACGGTTATGAGCGGGTCTTTGAGCGCCAGCTTGCCGCGCTGGCAAATCATGACACGGTGCTCGTGGCGATCTCGACCTCGGGAAACTCGGCCAACATCCTCCGCGCCGCCGAGGCGGCGCTCAAGCAAGGCATCCCCGTGATCGCGATGACCGGACGCGGCGGTGGGCAACTGATCCAGCTCTCCAATCTGGCGATCGTGACACCGATCGACGGCCTGATCACCCCGCTGATCCAGCAGGTTCACCTGATCGCGGCGCACGCGATCTGCGGCCTGGTCGAGGCCATCCTGTTCCGCCCGGGGAGTCCTGAATGAGCTTCCATGTCGAGTGGCAGGGTCTCGATGAGCTCCTCGCCCGTCTGCAACGCGCCTCGCCAGACATCCGGCATCGGATGAACCTGGCGGCACGTGGTGCCGCCGAGCTCGTCGCCACCCAGGCGCGCGCCAACATGCGGAGCCTGTTCAAGGGCTCCGGGAGGGTCGCCGACATCTCGGTCCGGGTGACCCGCCGCGGCGAGGAGGTCACCGGCGAAGTCACCGCCGGCGGCACGCCCTATGCGCGGATCCACGAGTTAGGCGGCACCGTCCACCTGCCGGATATTTTCCCGGTCCAGGCTAACGCGCTGCATTGGATCAGCAAGGCTGGCGACGAGGTTTTCGCCAAGCATGCCGCCGCGCATGACGTGCATATTCCTGAGCGCTCCTATCTGCGCTCAGCGCTGACGCAGCGCGAAGCCGACATCCGGCGAGTGTTTGAAGAGGCCGTTGCCGGCGCCTTCGGGGGCGGCGCCGCCGCCGCCTAGCGGAGGGTTGCGATGACGACGTGCCCACCGACCCGCGAGCAGGTCTTCCAGGCCGTGTTCAACCTCGTCGACGGGCTACCGGGCTTTGTGCAGACGACCCGCCGCTACACGCGCCCCTCGGCCGTCGAGGCGATCAACTGCCCCTGCCTGATGACTTGGGAGCAGCCCGAGAAGACCGAGGGCAGCGAGCTCGGCTTGCGCAAGCGCTGGTGGGAAGTTTGGCTGATCATCGTGTACTACAACAACGATCCCTACACGCCCGGTGCGACGATCCTCAACCCGCTGATCGATGTGGTCGAGGCGGCGTTCGCGCCGGACAACCCGGTGCACCAGACGCAGACACTCGGCGGGCTGGTGCAGGCCGTCTACATCGACGGTCCCACGGTCAAGGCGGTCAGCGACGTCGATATCGACCACGGCCAGGGCGGGGCGGTGATCCCGGTGCGGATTTTGGTGCCCTAGTTACGGACTTCCAGCCTGGCGCCCCAAAGGTGCGTGTGCAGCAACTCGGCTGCTCCGAAGTAGTGCTGGAAGCAGATCAGTAGAGAGCCGTCTGCGCCTCGCCGCCGGAAGAAGCCGCCACTCGGTCGCGGCGGGTTTTCCGGCAGCGCATAATATTCCTCTTCATCAAGCTCGGGCCAATCCGGCGCGACCGCGCCGGTCAACCGGCAGAGCTCTTCGTAGATCGTCATATAAGGGGGTTTTCCCAATGATCACTCGCGGCGATGCCGAGGCATTGTTTCACGACAAGCGCGAGAGCGAAACACCGACGATCGGCTGATGATCGATCTTCCCGACGTTACGTTGGTGGCGATCGACAGCGGCCCGCTCGCCGAGCTGGTTGATCTGGCGGTGCGCGACTGTCTCAAGCACGTCCGCTTTGGCGGCATCATTCGCGACGTTGGCCCGCTCGGCAGCGTCGAGGCCTGGGACCGCGCCAGTTGGTACGACGTGCCGCCACTGGTGAAAACCAGTCATTACCTGATGATCCAGTGGGACAGTTGGATCGTCAGGCCGGCCGCCTGGTCCGATGAGTTTCTTGGCTACGACTATATCGGCGCACCCTGGTGGTACGCCGACCAACGCAATGTCGGCAATGCCGGCTTCTCGTTGCGCTCGAAGCGCCTCGGCCTCTATCTCGCCGAGCACCGCGAGCAATTCCCACTGCGCTTGCCGGTCGATCACAACATCTGCCGCAACTATCGGCCGCTGATGCGCGGTGACCTGCTGTGGGCACCCGATGAGGTCGCCTACCGCTTCTCGCGTGAGCGCACCGGCTGGGAGCGGCGCGAAGCGAGCTTTGGCTTCCACGGTCTGTGGAACTTCCCACTGGTGCTCGACATGCGCGGGCTCGGTGAACGCATTGCGCTGTTCAACGACTACGTCACCAGCCGGGTCGAGTACCCGCAGATGCTGCAGATGATGTACGAGCGGAGGGCGGCGGCGTGATCACACCCGACACGCTCTACTCGGTGCTGAGCTATTCGCTCTCGCAATACCCGTTCCCGGCATTGATCACCGAACTGCTCGGCGAAAAGGACCTGTCGATGCTGCGCGACGAGATCCCGCTGCGCACGCGTGAGACCGACCAGCAGACCAGATGGCACCAGCGGTTCTATGCGGCGCGCGAGATCTGGGGTCCGCTGTATATCAATTTTGTTATGGGCTTTGTGGCGGCGCAGTTCGCCGAACCCTTTCTTTTCCAGGCGATCCCGACCTTCCGCGTGCACCTGCCGTGGAATGTCGCTGTCGGGGAGTATCACAGCGACGGCGACTACGGCCATCCGGCAGGAGAGCGGAATTGGTGGGTCCCGCTGACGATGGCCTGGGGGACCAGCTCGGTCTACCTCGAGGAAGGCAAGGACCGGCGCCGCTCGATCCACGCCTGGCCCGGTGACGTCGTCGTGTTCGACGCGGTCACAAGGCGGCACGGCAACGAGATGAACTGCGAGATCTTCAGCCGGGTCAGCTTTGATTTCCGCGTTCTGCCATGCCGGCTCTACCGCGAGACCCAGGCGCGCTCGGTCAACATGGGCAAGCGCTTTGCACCCGGCGAGTACTACGCCGACATCGTCGTGCCGGGCCGCGCATGATCACCGACGAGCA